CCCGCGGCAGGCGGGGTCGGATTACAGGGTCCGGCGCGGGCCCAGCCGGTCAGGAGACCGGGTGACTGTAGATCTCGTAGACCGCCCCGACGCGTCGCAGGGCGGTGTTCTCGTAGGGGCGGACGCCGGGCGCACTGATCGTGCCCACCCGGCTGAACACGGCCGCGTCCGTTGAGGTGCCGCGCAGCTCGTCGAGCAGCAGGCCGCGAATCGTCGCCGACAGGGAGATCGCCTCGGCGCGCGTCGCGGCATACACATCGATGTCGATGAAGGCCCGGTCGAGCCGGATCCCGTCATCGCCGCCCGACGGGATCCGCTGAACCTGCACCGTGGGCAGCTCGTTGAGGAGGTTGTTGTCCGTCTCGTCACGGACGACGACATCGGGGTCGAGGCGGGCACGCAGCCACACGATGACCTCCAGCTCGACGTCGACCGAGCCGACGGCGGCCATCAGTCGCCACCCGCGGCAGCAGCCCGCAGCAGGACGTGATGCGCGGGGACCCGCTCCGTGCCGTACTCCACCCACCGCGCGTAGTACGTCTGGTTCCGCACGTAAGCGACGGCCCGGTCACGGCGCCGACCGCCTCTCCGGGTGCTGTCGACTTCCCAAGCGCCCTTGTACTGGCCCGGGTGCGAGTCGCCTGACCTGCCGACCGGGGAGAGGGCGACCGCGGAGGCCCGGATGTCCTCGGCGCGGCGCACCAGATCCGCCCGGACCATCTCCGAGCGGAGCAGCTGACCCACGCCTTTCCGATTCATCTTGAACCGCGCTGCCATACCCTCAACTCCTCACACTCAAGGGGGGCGTATGGACATCAAAGGCGTGCTCGGACGCATCAGTTTCGACGGTGAATGGGTCACCATCACGAAGACGCCGATCGGGCCTAAGCCGGCGCCGGTGCGGATCAGGGCCGCGGACGTGACCGGCAGCCGCTTCAAGCCGGGCAACCGACTGTTCCACGGCTACGTGCAGTTCCTCATGCCGGACACCCAGCCCGCGCCCGAGAAGCCGACGGGCTCCTTCGGTGGCGGCCGGCCACCGTATGAGGACCCGTACAGCCTGTCCATCCCGCGCAAGAGCAACGATGCCGTCGAGAAACTGATCGCTGCGGTCGAGCAGGCCCGCGGCTAGCCGGTCACCCGGTCCGCCGCGAACTGCACGGGACCAGGGAGCCCGGTGAACGGGTTGCGGCCCCAGTCGCCGGGCTCACCCGTGATCTCGCAGGTGACGCCTCGAACCTTCGCCTTGTCGGTGGTGCGGATCTGCGTCCCGGCGGGGGCGTACACGGTCCAGCCGACGATGACCGTGTCGCGGCCCTGCTGCTCCGAGCCGCCCACCGTTGGCGCCGACTCCCGCGGGGCGACTACGCAGCCTGGCACGTCGAACGACTCGTCCGGGCCCGGCAGTGGCTGCCCGCGGGGATCCCGTCCGGGCGAGGGGCCGGTTCGCACGATCCGCACCGTCTCCCCGAACGGATACGGGGCGGGCATCTACACCCACCCCCAGCCCGGCTCGTATTCCAGCGGCGGCCCGTAGTCGTCGTCGACCGGATAAGTGGGCGACGGATCCGCTGTGGCCGGCGTTGGGTCCACCGTGAATGCCCCGCCCCGGCCGGCCGCGCTCTTCAGGGCAGCCTTGTCGGCCCTCGTCAGGTACAGGCCGCCCGAGCCGGACGGGCGCTGCACCGACATGGGGCCGATCGTCTCGTAGGACACCTGCTGCGGATTGACGTAGGCCCGGCCGGCAGCCGACAGCACCACGGCAGTGGCTTGATCGGGGAGCGGCTTCACCACCGTTTCGCACAGGGCGACCGCCTGCTGAATCAGCAGGTCTGCCCGGGCGCCGTCGATCTCAGGGAGCCCGAGGTACAGGCCGAGCTCCTCCGCTGTCGGTGCGACGAACGCCATGCCGACCTCCTAGGCCAGGGCCTCCACGGCGTCACACCAGGCGGCCAGTTCAGCAGTCGGATCCAGCTCGGCAGACCGGGCCTTAGCCCGCTTCGACGCCAGCCGGTACTCCGCGGGCGCGAGGAGCTTCCGCAGCACCGCCTCGTAGCCGGCCACGTCGTTGCGGTCGACGAACACCCCAGCCTCGCCGAGCGACTCGCACAGCCCCGGGGTGGGATGGGCCACGACAGGGATGCCGGAGGCGAGCGCCTCGACGCCGGCCCGCCCCCAGGACTCGTAGGAGGACGGCATCAGCAGCACCCGCGTGCGGCCGTACACCTTGACCCGCATGTCCTCGCCACGGACGTGCTCGACGACCTCGACGTTTGGCAGATCGGGGAGGATCTGCTCGCCGTAGGCGCCGCGGACGGCGATGAACTGCTGGTCCGGCATGCGGCGGGCCAGGGCCTCCAGGACCCTGCCGCCCTTCTCCGGGTTGCAGTTGATGAGCGTGATCGCCTCGCCGGGCTTCGTCGCGTACTCGTCGGCGAACACCGGCGGGCGCACGATCAGTTCAGCACTGGGGCGCACGGACTTCGGGTACTCGGCGAAGAACAGCTCCGCCTCCCGCTCCATCCACCGGCTGTTGTAGACAGCCAGCGCCGTTCCTCCAGAGGCCATGTCCCTGAAGCTGGGCCGGTGCGTGTTGTGGCAGACCACCACCACCGGCTTGCCGAACCCGCGGGCGAGTGCCGTCGTCGACGGCACGCACTCCAGGTGCGAGATGAGTACATCCGCCTTGCGGACCGCCGTGGGGAAGTCGAGGCGGGCCTCCAGCGGCACCACGCGGATGCCCCGGTAGTCGTAGACCTTGCTGGCCTTGCCGTACCGGGACAGCCACACGAATACGTCGTGCCCGCGTTCCACCAGGGGCCGCAGCATGGAGACGAGCATGTGCTCGGCACCCGCGTTGTGCTCCGGCGGCATCGCATGGACACGGGCCACGATGCCGAGCGGCGCGGTCCCGCCCGGCGCGGAAGCCGGGACCGCCCCCATCAGGAACCGCTCGGCGTGCCGGTGAACTTGACGAACGCCTCGGCGTCGCCCAGGACGAAGCCGTAGTAGGCCTCCGCCAGGAGGAGCACCAGGTTCTCCTGGAACGCGGAGTGGACGCCGCCGTCCTCGTCGATGTACGTCGCCTCACGCGACAGCTTGACGGAGATGTCCATGCCCACGCCGTAGGCGGCCTGCGAGAAGTCGCCGCCGATAGCGCGCAGCCCCGAGTCCGCCGAGGTGGACTGTCGACGCAGCTTGCCCGAGACGCTCCGGGAGTAGGCGATCGGCTCACCGATCAGCTCACCCTGCAGCGCGGCCCCAGTCCCGGCGCCCGGCTGGCGGGTAGCCACGAACAGCGGCTCGCCCGTGGTGCTGGTTGCGGCGAGGAGCTTCGGCTTCAGCCTGTTGTCGGCGACAGTACCGGTGTAGTCCCAGTCGTCGTCGATGATCTCTTCCATGCCGGAGACGAAGTCGCCCCAGATGCCGCCCTGGTTCTGCGCCGTCGTGCCCAGCGACACGCTCTTGGAGGTGTCGGCGAGGAAGTCGGCGAAGGGGCCGGTGCCGCCCTTCATGTTCTTTCCGTGGATCGTGGCCATGTCGAAGGCCCGCGCGAACGCCGTCGGCAGATCGCGCTGCAGCTGCGTCCACAGGCCGGCCGCATTGGACTGGGCGACCTCCATCGACACCGGGATGAGGACGGCGATCTTCTTGCCGCTCATCTGCTTGACCTCGACACCGCCCGAGCTGAGCGGCTTGCGGCCACCCTCAGACACCCAGTCGGCGGTCGGCACGTCCAGCGGCACCGGGACCGCCGTGTTCGCCGTCATCGACAGCGGCACCCGCCGGGCAAGGCTCATAACCGCGGAGCCCTCGACGGACTTCTCGAAGATCGGGCCGACCAGCGTCTCCGGAAGGAAGATCGGGTCGATGGTGGACAGCTTGATCGGATTCGTGGCTGCCATCGGGGGCTACCTTTCTCAGCGGCCCCGTGCGAGGCCCTGGCTCATGAAGTCGGCGAACACAGCCGCCGGATCGTTGGGGGTTCGGTTGCCGTTGCCCGAGGAGCCCTGCGTGCGGTCCGCCTTCGGGGCACGCGGCGAGGTGTCGGCCGGCTTGGCGAGGTGCGGCTTGCGCTTCAGCAGGCCCTTCAGGTCCTGCTGGATCGCCGCCGTGTCGACGTCACCGTCGTCGTCCACGTAGGAGGTGAGGTCGAGGAACGCGTGGGCGTCCTCCGGGTCGGCGAACTCTGCCGCCGCCAAGGCCTTCACCTCGGACCGGACCGCGCGCTGCCGGAAGGACTGGATGCGCTGCTCTGCGGCGGTGAGCTGCTCGGTGAGCCGCTCCTGCTCCGTCTTCTTCGCGTCCTCCAGCTCCTGCGCCTTCTGTGCCAGGGGCTTGGTCTCCTGGTACTTCGTGCGCCAGCCGGCGGACTCCTTGCGGAGCTTCTCGATCTCCTTGCGGGCCTTGGCGGGATCCGCCCACGGATCCGTCGGCTCCTGCTCCGCCTCCGGGGCGGTAGCGGTCTCCTGCGGCTCCGTCTCGACCTGCTCGGTCGTCTCCTCGTTCTCGGGCATGGCTAGTTGGCCCTCCAGGGGCTGAGAAAGGCCGCCACCAGGGCAGCCGAAGGGGTTGGTCAGTGCGCGGCCGGCAGCGGATGCCGGTCGTGCTCGGCAAGCGCCCGCCTGAACAGGCGGAGCTGCTCACCCGGGTGACCCTGGGCGTACTCGCGGTACAGCCGGTCCCACCCAGCCGCGTGCTCAGACAGCTCAAAACGCTGGCCGCGGAATACCGGGATGATCGTGCAGTGGCAGTTGTCGTGGAACTTCACGACGCTGGCGTCGCCGGAGAAGAGGTCGTTGGCCTCCCGGCCTGCCGTTCCTGCCGTCTTGTAGACGGCCCCTCGTGACGCCATGAGCTTGCAAAACGAGCAGGCGCCGAGCGCGGCGGCCCGGGCGTAGGCGACAGCGTCACGGTCCTGCCGCACCGCCTGCCGCAGCGTCTCGCGCCCCTGGTCGAGCACCAGCTTCTGCGTGGCGCCCTCCGCCTTGGCCTGCGCCGCCTCCAGGGCGCCGCCGTCCCACAGATCTGCGACGGCCCAACGAAGCGACGCCTCGACCTGCTCGTCCGGCGGCGCCGGGGCGGGCTCCGCCGAGTAGCGGCTGCGGATGCCGGCTGCCTCGCGCTGCTCCTCGTAGGCGGTAGCAGCCAGCGAGGACGAGGCCGCACCGTACTGGTCCACCAGGGACCTCACGGCGGCAATCCAGTCCGGCACCGTCTCCCTCAGCCGCACGGGTGCGATCAGCCGCCGCAAGGTGCGCATGTCCCGCAGCAGCAGGGCGATCAGAGCTGTCTGCGCTCGCCGTTCCCGGTCGGCGGCGCCGCTGTCGTCAGAGATCCTCGTCGCCATCAGGCTCCTCGGCCTCCGGCGTCTCGGGCCCGCCGTTCGCCGCCTGGGTCAGCCGCTGCAGCAGCGCATTGCCCTGCGCCCGGCGCCGCTCGGCCGCAACCCGGCGCCGCTGATCCTCACTCAGCCCCGCCATCTCCAGCACCACGTCGCCGTCGGCCGGCAGGATGCCCGCCTGGACGAGCTTCACCGCGGCGTCGGCCTGAGCAGCCACCGTCGGCGTTGCAGGGTTGCGCCAGACACACTCGATACGCCGCGACTTATCCGGCGGCTCCCCATCGCGGAACCACAGCGCCAGCCGCATCGCGTCCCGGTGCGTCGCCGAGAAGCGTCGGATGCGCCGCTCCGCCTTCTTGATCTGACCGTTGTCGGCGAAGCGGATGGCGTCCGCGCTGGCCGGGTTGTCGCTGGTGTAGCCGAGAACGTGAGGGGCCACCGACAGCTGGGACGCCATGATGCGGGCGTAGAGGTCGATGATTTTCGTCTGCCCGGACGGGTCGTGGGCTGCGAACTGCCCAACCGTGGGCACTTCCCCGTTCTCGTCCCGCTCCAGCGCCAGCACACGGCCGATGTACGTCTCCCAGGCCGATTTGGCGTTACCCTCCGCGTCCTGGAAGGCGCTCTCCGACACGCCCAGGATGTAGCGCTGCGGCGCCTGGAAGAACTCGGCGCCAACCTCGATACCCATCAGCCGACGGCAGGCCGCATCCGTGATCGACATGACCTCGGGTGTGATCTCCGACTTGCCGATGCGGTCAGCGGTGCGCTGCCGGTTCGCCATCCGCAGCACAGGCACCATGCCCAGGTTGTGGATGTCCCGGTCGAAGACCTCCCAGCCGCCGTCGACCTCGGCCGCGTACACCGTCTGGTCCGGCAGGTACAGGGTTGCGATCCGCACCCCGTCCTCGACCGACTCCCGCAGCGCGGCCGTCGCCAGCCGCAGCCGGGCGTCCCAGAACATCGTCATGTCCAGCGGCGACTCGAAAGTGATCAGCGGCGGGTCGCCCGCCTCGCCCGAGCCGACCGCCACGTACTCGCGGCCGTAGGTCAGCGCGTCCAGGTGCGCCAGACTCGCCTCGTCGTAGAGGTCGTTCGACTCGGCGATCTCCTCCAGATCGGACGGGTCCGTGCCGTCCGCCCAGCGGAACGCCTCCAGGTCCAGGCGCTGCTCCAGTGACTCGACACCGATGCGCGGCCAGCCGATCACCGTGTGCAGGCCCTTGAGCTGCGGCGGGATCGAGATCCCGAGGTCGCGGACGAGCTGCTCGCCGTTGAAGTAGGCGTCGAGCAGCTCCAGCTTGAACCGCTGTGACAGCAGATCCGTGCGCAGCGCCGTGAGCAGCTGCGTCTCGTCGCCCGACAGCGACAGAAGCGGCAGCTCGGGGATGGTCGCAGTCATCGAAGCACCACCACCCTCCCCTTGCCGGGCGTACCGCGCTTCGCCCACGCCGTCGAATTCAGCATCATCCGGCGCAGCATCCGCGCCCCGATCGCACACACCGCCAAGTCGACCTTGCGGGCCGACTCACGGTGCTCCTTGCCGATCGTGTAGCCCCAGGCGTTCGTCCGGCGCCGGGCGTTCGCCACGTGCTGCCGCAACATCCGGTGCCCGTCGTGGAACAGCTGCCGTTCCAGCACGTCCCGGTAGAAGCGGTCGACGGCCTCCGTGAACGTCTGCTGGCGGCGCCGGTCACGCATGTCCCACAGCACCGCATGCCGGTTCGCGCCACCCGTCACCGCCTTCAGCTTCAGCTTCTTGCCGTAGCGCTGCGCCCAGGCGTCGATGTAGCCGTCCCAGTAGCGTTCGCCGTCCGCGTCGTCGTGGCCCGCGCCCGGGTCGGCGAAGAACGCGATCGGCCGGTAGTCGGCGAACACCTGGTCCACCGTTCCGTCGACCTCCTCGCGCGGCACCCGCCACGGCACGTCCTGCGGCCAGTTCGCTGGCCGCTGCCACACGCCCAGCGCGGTGACGAAGCCGTCCGACATGCGGCAGGCGGCCAAGCCCGTGGCGTCGTCGCTCTTGGAGCCGTCGAAGAACAGGACGATCTCGTCGTTCGGCTGGAGTCCGGCGTCTTCGCGGCGGCAGGCGTCCCACTCATAAGGGGCGAGGAACGCATCCTCCGCGGCCACGATCTGGTTGAACCAGAAGCGCCGCGAACGGCTCGGCGGGTTCCGCACATCGAGGATCGACGCCTTCAACCGCTCGATGTCCAGCCAGGTCGAATCCCCGCGGACCGCCTTCAAGGTCGGGACGATCCACTCCTCCGTCAGCTTCGCCTCAGCCGGAGCCTCCAGCGAGTCGTAGAACAGGCCCGTGTCCACCACCCGGCCGGCCTCCGCCGACTCGAACGCCTCCCGCGTGCGCTCGGCGACACTGTCCTCGCCAGGCTCGTAGGCGTTCGTGTTCGCCAGAGTCCTCGACTGGCCGTCCGCGCTCTTGGTGGCGTTGCGCTCGATCACCGCAGCCATCTCGTGGCCCTGGTTCGACTCCAACCAGTGGTGCGTCTCCCCCAGGTTGACGGCCGTCGGCCGCCCACCCTCCAAGGCCCTCGGTGACGACGTCACAGCCTCGATGCGGGCCCGGCCCTTGTCGGCATAGATGATCTCCTTGCCGAGGTCGATCCGGTACTCCTCGATCGCCCGCTTCGACAGGATCGAAGGGAACAGCGTCATCGTGTTCCGCGTCTGATCCTGGCTGACGGCCGCGATCTGCACCCACGCTGCCGGATGCTGCACCCCCAGCGGCTGGCCAGCCGGTACGCCCCACTCGTTGCCCTCGTCGGCTACCTTGCCAAACCGGCACGGACCGACGAACTCGAACGCCGACCACGTGGCGATCAGCGGATCCTTGCCCCAGCCCTTCAGGCGCTGGATCACGCCATCGCGCCACAGGAACCGGTTCGTCACCGGGTCCATGGCGTACCACCACAGGGTCAAACGCGCCTGCTCAGCGGTGTACCGCCACGGCGCGCCCACGTAGTGCTGCAGGTACGTCGCCGTCCATGCGAGGCAATGCCAGCCCAGCGTGTATTCCGGCAGGACGAACCGCCCGTCTGGGCCGCGCTTCCACGTCGGACCAATCGTGAACGGCTCGACGACGTCGGGGACTCGCTCCTCAGCTTCCATCGCCGCGACGGTCGTTCAACGGCGAACGCCGCTTCAGCTCGTTGCGCAGCAGGCAGGCCTCAATGTCGCCCCGATCCGGCCGGTCGAAGAAGCCCCGCAGCCGAACCACGGCGAAGTCTCGAAGACCCTCGATCTTTCTCAGGGAGCTGGCGTACAGGCACTGTTGCTGCGGGATGTCGTGGAGCCGGGCCCAGGCCTGCGCCTCGGCCTGACTGCCTGCGCAGACGACGTACTTGACCACCTCAGCCCCCTGCAATGTCGCGGTAGGAGTCCAGAGGACTCACCGACGCCAACTGCGGCCCCGCAGGCTTCCGCTCCAACTCCATCCGCGCCCGGCGGCGGTCGCCCTCCGTCGTCAGCAAGCTCGTCATCACGCTGTTCAGCGCCGCAACGTACTGGCCATTCGGCGGACGGTCCGACGACAGACCCCGCGACATCAACTCCGCCGCGTACCGGGCCATCGCCCAGTCCGACGGCTCATAGAAGGCGGCCTGCCCCGACTGCTGCAGGGACAGGTACCAGTCGGTGGCGATCGGATGCCACAACTCGTCAGGCCCCGGCAGATCCGGCAGGTCCGTCGGAGCCCCCGAAGGAGCCTTGGTGATTGAGTCCTTCTCTTCCTTCGAGCGGTGACCCATGCGCTCCTCAGAGCGCTTACCGATAGGTCCACGAGCGCCCATAGCGACCTCCAGGGTCAAGGCGCGCCACCAGGGCGCGCAGGGGCGGGGAAAACGAGCCCCGCCCGGGCGCCACCAGGGCGTCAGACCAGCGAGGCAATCACACCGGCCGCATCATGCAGCTCGGCAAGCTCAAGAGGCGTCCCGCTCACACGGTCGCCGACGATGATGTACCGGCGATCCGAGTACACCTCGACCGCCACCTCGCCGCGGCGGATACGGCGACCGGACGGCACCGCACCGCGGAACCACAGGTGCAGGCCCGAACCGGACCTGCCCCGCTCCATGTACGTCACCGGCAGGGCATCCACGATCCGCTGCGCCCATGGCAGGACACGGCCATCCTCGACCGCGTGGTCCAGGTCGACGACGACGATCCCGTCACCGGCCGTCAGGACGAAGCCGACACCCTCACCGGCCGTTGCCCTGGCCGCAGTCGGGAAGTCCGACCAGGTCGACGGGTTGTCCACGGCGGCGAACCGGCCGTCAACGCGCAGCGGCACCTTCCGCGACGAGTACCGCACCCACCGCGGACGCTCCGTCAACTCGACAGGCACCCGCGCGGCCTGCTCGAGCGTCACCCGCTCACGGTCAGCGCGGCGACGCTCCCGGTACGCGGCCTGCCGACACGGAGACGAGCAGTAGCGCGCATCCGCCCGGGCCATCAGCGGCAGCGGGCCGGCGCAGTGCTCGCACTCGGTGCGGCGGGCGACGGGAGCGGTGGTCATGAGCCCCATCGTACAGGCTCCGCGTTACGACTACAGGCTTCTGACCTGCACCGTAACCGTTCTGATACCATCCAGTGCAGGCCAGGTGGACTAGACCTGATGGACATACCCGCAGGTCAGCGGCCTTGGAAACCCGGGCGGGATGTCAGGTGCTATACGAGGCCGATCCCGATGATCACCGGGGAGGGGTGCATCCCCCCAGGTCCGAGTCCAGCCGGCGATCAACAGGCTCGCCCAGGAGCCGGTCGCACTTGCGGCTGTTGCACCCGAGGTGGGCGCTCTGCACGTTGGCCATGCTGTGGGCTCCTCCGCACGCAAGGGGAACGACGTGATCCACCGATGCGCTCATCGGGTCTGGCCATGCGACCTCAGGGTCGATGGGTCCACCGCACAGTCGGCATGTCCATCCGTCCCTGGCGTGCACCGTGGCCGGCACGACAGGCTCACCGTGGCTCGCCTGCTCAACCCTCATGCGTCGGCGCGCATCGTAGGCCGCTGCGGCTGCTGGGTAGAGCTGCCTCCAGTGGCCTCGCTCCTCACGCCTCTGCCTGTGGTACGCACGCTGGGCCTCGCCATGCTTGTGGCTCGTGTACCACTGGCCATGCTCAGCCTGGTACTCGCGCTGCCACTTGCGCATGCGCTCAGCGTTGAAGGCCCGCTTGCAGTCGGACTTGCCGCACTGCTTGCGCCTCGGGTTGGTCATGGGGTCGCTGCAGTAAGGGCAGGCTCGCGTAGCCTGGGTCATGTCGGTCCTGTCGTGTCAGGGTCGGCTATTGCCCCGGGAGCGTTGGCCCGTTCGCCGGGGCTTCATCTTCCCAACTGCCACTGACAACAGGGCGGTTCCTCAGCGGCGCCGGCCGACGTTGCGGCGGTCGCCGGGCCAGACGCCGGTTCGTTCGCGGTGGAGGCGGGCGCAGTAGCCTTTGGCCCGGGCGCCGAGGTACTTGTGCAGCTGCTTCGTGCACCTGGTGTAGTCGCCGGGCGAGCCCCACCTGATCTTGGCCGCGCCTCGCCCTTGGCCCCAATACCGCTTCAGCGTCGCGACGTTGCCGCCCTTGCTCCTTGCCACAGTGGATCACTCCTCTTGCGGCGCGGGCTCCTGTACGTCTACCCGTTCGATGCGGGCTCCTTGCCCGCTGGGTATGGCGAGGCAGACACCGTTGGCGTCTTCGAGCACGGCCCAGCCGACGTCGAAGCGGAGGGTGAGGTGGGGGTCTTCGATGAGGACGTCGTCCCTGCGCTGGTCCCGGGGGTGGACGACGAGGTAGCTGGGCACGGGGTTTCACCTCAGCCCGGGATGTTGTTCGGGGGGCCGTGTTCGTCCGGGCCGGGGGTTGGCGCGCTGGGCGGCGTGGCCTTCTGCGCTGGACTTCCGGTCGTGGCACGGACCGCAGACGCCTTGGAGTCCTTGCTCGCTGTGGTCGTCGACCTTGGCCACGATGTGGTCGCAGTGCGTCGAGGGCCTCACGCCGCAGAGTTTGCAGATCGGGTCGCGTTCGAGGATGCGGGCCCGGATCTTCGCCCATCCGGACGGCAGCCGCGCCTTGCGGTCCGAGTTCTTCCAGCCGCCGCTCATGCGCGCCGGCTCCACCACCAGCAGCCGAGTGTCTCGCCCCGCATCGACTGCACGTTCCCGCCGAGTTCGGCGAGCACGTCGTCCATATCGCTGGCGTCCCAGTGGTGCAGGTGCTCCTCGTGCGGGTTGCCGTCGACTTCACCCTGCGGCGCTTCGACGATCGGCAGCGACACGAGGATGTTCCACGCCCCGGCCGTCTCCGCCTTGCGCAGGAGGTCGACGGCGTCCCCGCGGGCCATGTGTTCGAGGACGTCGCCGAAGATGACAAGGTCCCGGTGGAAGAGGTGCTCGGGTGCGACCCGCGCGTCGAGGTTGTGGATCTCGTCGTACATGGTCCGCGTCTTGGTGGACTTCAGCCCGTAACGCCGGATGTACGGCTTGTGGATCTCGATGGCCGTCCACCAGATGCCCTGGTGCACGGGCCGGAACAGCTTGGCGTAGGTGCCTTCGCCGGGGCCAACGTCGCAGACGGTGTCGGGCTTGTGCTGCTCGAAGAGGCGGAGGGACCAGTCCTTGCCCTCGGCGATGCTGGTGGGCATGGCGGTCTCCTACATCGGAACGATGGTGATCTGCGGCTGGGTGACGACGAGCTTGCGCCCGTACTTGGCGAGGACCTGCTCGATCTCGGCGCGGCAGGCTTCGTCCTGCTGCCGTTCATGCTCGGCGAGGAGACTGCGGGCTTCGTCGAGCGGGTCGGTCTCGGGCTCGTCGCTCACGGGGCTTCCACCGCCTCGTAGGTAGCGGCGAAGATGTCGGGCTTGCAGGGGTAGAACTCGCCCGCCACACCTCGGATGACATAGTCACCGAGGTCGACCCAGTGCAGGCCCTCCAATGTAGAGATGATCATTCGACCATCGCGCGGGTCGATGCTGACGCCACTCTCGGGGTACGGCTTGCGTCCCTCGATGACGTCCAGAGGCTCGAAAGAGCCGAGCGTGTTGCGCTCCACCCACTGATACACGGCGTGCGTCTCAGCGGGCGATCCGTCGAAGCGCATCGCTTCGATCTCGACGGGCTTCTTGCGGTAGCGGGCCATGGGCGCGGGCCTTTCGGGATGCGGGTTAGGTGGTGCTGTCGGTGATGAGCCCGATCGTGGCGAGCTGCGTGAGGAGCGAGGTGAGTGCGGCGTTGCCGCCCTTCGCCCCGGTCACGGTTCGCCGGGTGGTGTCGAAGACCACGCCAGCCGCGCTGCGGACCTTGAACACGCCGCCCTGGCTGTAGGCGATGACGCCGCCGGTGGGGTTCGTGGTGGGCGCCGTGGTCGCGTCCTTCATCGAGATGACCGAGCCGCCCGAGCCGCCGAGGTCGCTGCTCGTCGAGCCGAGCTGCAGGCTGTTGGTGTAGAAGCTCACGGCCCGGTGGACGATCGCTCCGGACGAGCCGACCTCCAGCGTGGCCGTGCCCGCCGAGGTCTTCGTCTGGAACAGGGGCGACGTGGTGGAGGCGATGCCGGTGACGACGAGGCCCGGCGTAGTCGTGTCGGGCTGTTTCACTTCGAGTGACGCTTCGGGCACTTCGCCGATGTCCATGCCGACACCCGCGCGTCCGCTGCCTTTGACGACGAAGTCGTCGCGCCCGTTGTTGCGGAGCACGATCAGGTTGCCGGTGGTGGCGCCTTCGGTCGCGGTGACGAAGATGCCCTGCGCGGCCGTGCCCGCTTTCCCGTTGCGCTTCAGGTCCAGGCTCAGGGCTGCCGCGCCCGCGTCCGAGGTGGCGTCGGGTCCCGGGTTCAGGTGCGAGATCTTCGCAGTGCCGAGGGCCGTCTCGGTGCCGGACAGCTGGAACGCCGAGCCCTGCGGGTTGTCGGAGACGACGTTGAGCGCGGACACGTGCGCGCCTGACGTGCCCGCCTGGTAGAAGGTTCCGGCGTGCTGCGTCGTGCTCGTGGTCTTCGCGAATAGGACCCGGACGCCCAGGTCGGCGAACAGCCCGCCGGCGAGTGTGCCGCCGGCGAGGGGGAGGAATGTGGCGGCAGCGTAGGCGCGGTCGCCGTGCGGGTCGGTGGCAGCGATGTGCGCGTCGACCTTGGAGGTGGCATCGGCCGCCGCGGTGCTGATGGCCGCCGCCTGCGCGGTCGCTGCGGAGCCTGCAGGGTCTGCGCCGATGATCTCGGCGGTGAGCGTGACCCCGCCCGTGCGGCCGTTGACGCTGGACACGAGCCCGGCGTTGACGGTGACGACGCGGGACTGCGGCCCGCCGTTGACGGTGATCGAGTCGGCGGGCCGTTCGCCAGTAACGAGGATCCTCATCGGGTCACCTCCGGCGACACGATCGCCCGCCCGTTCAGCAGCCGGACGACGGTCGCGCCCTGGACGACCTCCAGGTCCCAGCGTCCGTTGCGGGTGAGGGTCCCGGTGATGTTGGCGGGGATGGCAAGGCGGATCTCGGCTCCGTCCACGGTCAGATAGTCGGTCAGGTCAAGGAGCAGCTCGCCGGTCGCCGAGGCTTCGGACCGGATCTGTGAGCGGGCCGTCCAGCCGTCCCACGTGAAGTCCGGGTCGTCGTCGACGGTGAACCGCTGCAGGAACGTGGCGCCTTGCTCGATGTACAGGTCCCAGTCTCCGGCGGACAACTCGGCCACCTCCGGGATCGCTGTGTCGGCGGATACGGCGGTGAGCGTCGCCTCGCCGGACAGGGCGGCTGCCGCCTGCGCGGACTGGACGGGCGCCGCGGTAAGGATGCTCTCGGCGGCCAATGCGGCTGTGGCGCTGGCCGCGACGAGGGGCGCCGCGCCGAGCGTGGTCTGCGCGGACAGGTCCGCGGCGGCCGTGAACACCGCCCCGTTAGAGAGCGTGTTGACCAGGTCGAACTCGGCGTAGTCGGCGGTGCCGGAGTCGCGGTGGGCGCTCATGTCGAGCGCACACGCCTCCGCATCAGCGGCGATCCATGCCGGGGTGGCGAGGGTCCGCCTGATCGTCCACGTGGTGCCGTCCGGCGAAGTGGCCCAGGTGAGGTTGGTGCCGTCCTCGGCGAGCCGCAGGAACAGGTGCGTCACCGGGTCATAGGTGAGTTCGACGGCCGCATCGTCCCAGTAGTCCGTCTCGGACACGCACCGCAGGAGCCCGCTGACGGCGTTCATCGAAAAGCCGACCCTTGTGCCCTCGGTGGCGCCCTGCACGGTCACCGCGAAGTAGGCCTCGACGGCCGCCCCCGACGCGGCCGGCGCGGTGGGCACCTGCACGAAGAGGGAGGCGCCGGCCAGGGTCCACGCGTATGCGGTCTGGCAGCCCGCGTATCCGGCGGTGCAGGGCACGCGGGCCCGGCCGCCGACGACCGCCGTGCCGCCGTAACTGTTGCCCCACTCGGGACTGAGCGTGGCGGCGTTGAAATTGTCGATCAAGGTGGAGAGGCTCGGCATGCGGGCCTCCGATCACGCCAGGGACAAGGTGAGCTGCCCAGCGGAGAGCACCAGTTCATCCCCCGCCGAGACGGTGCGGGACGCAGTGAGCGGCCCGTACCAGAGCCGCACCGGTGTGCCCGTCGAGTCCCAGATCTCCACGCCGACCACCGTTGCGGCTGGCATGCCGGTGAAGACCAGGTCCGCCGAATTGCTGGTCGCCCCGGCGACGGCGGCGGCCACAGCAAGGTCCTGTCGCGCGTAGGAGCCGCCGGTTACCTCGGTGCCCGCCGCCGTGTCGGAGCCGTTCGCCGTGACGAGGGCGACCTGCAGCGGCGTGGTAGGCCGGGTCGGTGTGCCGACGCCGAGGATCCAGTCGAGCGTGAGGTTCTCGGCGGTGTTGCTGAGGTTGTCGGCCACGCGGCCTCCTTCAGGGCGTGCGCCGCGCGGCGCGGGTTGAAGCAGGGGCACCGGAGAGTCGTTGGCGCCTCGCGATGGGACTTACGCCGCGTAGGGCTCCCCACCAGGCGCTGCGCCAGAGCAGCCGGCGCCCCTGCGCTTGGAGCCCCGCCGTCCGCGGGACCGGCACGAACGACGGGACGATCAGGCGGCGCGGGCTGTCGGTGCCATCGGCGCGCGCGTGATGTAGCTGGTCCCATCTGGTGGAACGGACCGCGCCGCAGGGTCGCGAACGTCTCTGCGCCCAGTCCATTCGCATGGAAGCATCGAGCTCTCTTCCATGATCATGAGCCGGTCCAACTCTGCGCGAGTAAACGTCGCCTTGATGAGTTGCCGGAAGCGGGCGGCAAGTATCCCCTTGGGGCGCCACTCGCAGGCCTGACACGAGTCCAACTCGATCACCTCTCAGGCGGCGCGGGCGCCTTCGGGCAGGGGCGGCGGCTTACCGGGCTCCAGCAGCTCGCGCGTGTACTCGTCGCGGCGGCCCTTCGGCAGGTCGAACACGCGGTAGCCCGCGGTCTTACCCTTGCCGGTCTTACTGATGCGACCCTCGGACGCCCAGCGCCAGATGGTGCCGACGGGCACACCGGCGTAGTAGGCGGCATCCGCGGCGGAGACGTAGCCGGGGAGCATGGGCACCCCCCTCCGGAAATGGCGAGAGGCCCACCAGTGTGGCGGGCCTCAAAGCGCACGAAGGCTATCTGAGCAGATGATCGCTTCGGTCGGATCGATCTGTCAAGCCTCACCTACCTCAGTAGTCGTCCTCGCACTCGCAGTCCTCGTGATCCTGCTGGCAGTAGGGGCAGCGCGGGCAGTCGCATCCGCAGACGTGGATGCCGCCGCACCTGCACTGGCACATGCCTTCCCCGCACGCCTCGCCCTCGTCGTAGTCGACGCCCTCTGCGTGCTGTTCGTCAGTCCTCATGATGCGAGTGTCCTCTCGTGAGTAGCAGTGGTGGGCTGTACGGGCATCGCCACTCCGCAGTGCTTCATCGCCCCTTCAACCGCGCCCTGCGCCCCGCTCTCCCGCCACGCCGCCGCGATGTCGGCCCGGCCGAAGTTCAGTTGCAGCGTGCCGTCGACGATGGCGGGGGTGCCGTGGGCGAGGAGCATGCCCGCCGCCTGACGACGCAAGGACGTCGCCGCCAGGATCTGCGGCCACCAGAACGGTTCGGTCATCGGGTCCTCCTACTGCTGGTTGTTGGTCTTGGCCCACACGCCGCGGGTGCTGCTGTGGGTGTGGCGCTGGTCCTGGTAGACGGTGCCGGTGTAGTGCTGGTGGATCTCGGCGGGCGCGGCTTCCTTGGCGCGCTTCATGACGCGGCCGATGGCGAGGGCGAGGGCGGTGGGCGCGCCGAACACGAGCGCGACAACAGCCGGGTTGGCGTAGCCGGATGCCCACAGGATGCCGGCGGTTGACCCGCCGCTGACGGCGATGAGGACGCTCGCGCCGAGCATGCGCGCAGTGTCGTCGACGGCCTTGGAGCTCATGGGCGGCCGGCCGGGCTGCGGGACGGGCGGGGCGTCTCCGTACCTCGGGACGGGGGTCTGGTCGCGGTAGGAGGTGGCGAAGTCGGCGATGATCCGGCGCGCCTGCGCTTCAGCCTCGGCGTCGGTGAGGGCTGTGCGGATCGGGTCGGTCTCGGCGGGCATGATGATCTCTCCTCGGAAGGGGCTGGGAGCCTGGACGGGGCGTGGACAGCGCGGCGTTCTTGCAGGTGGGAGCCTGGACAGAGCGTGGACGCGAGGTCGTCGAGCCTGGACAGGGCTGTCCAGGGTGGAGGTCGCTCGTCCAGGCTTTTTGGGCCGTGTCCGGGCTCTGTCCAGGCTCAGTCCAGGGTCAAACTGGTATCTATCGGGCGCCCTGGAGGTCTTCGAGGCGGTAGCCCATGGAGCGTCCACCGTCCGCCGTGGGGACCTTCACCGGCTCGACGATGACGCCCTCCGCGTCGAGGGCGGCGGCCAGCTGCCGGCCGACGCGGGCGTTGTACGCGGAGTCGCTCTCCTCCTCGGCCCGCACGTACTCCCGGTCGATGGTGGCGAGGTGGGCGAACAGCTCAGCCCGGGTGACAACCCCCCTGCCAGTCCCGGCCGCCGCCTTGATCATGTGGTCGAGGATCGTCACCTCGGGCTCGACTGCGACCGGCAGCACGCCGGCTGCCTTCCGCAGCTCGTAGGCCCGCCGCAGGATCACCTCGACCTCTTCGTCGCTGTAGAAGTACGACTGGGTGAGCACGGGCTCCGACGTCTCGCCGGTCTGCAGGTAGCCCACGCCTCGCTGCGACTTGAGGATCCGCTGCGCGTTGTAGCCGGCGGACGCCCGCCCCTTGCCGAGGATCGTGTCGGACGCCTCCGGGGTCATGCAGCGGCCAGCCCAGCGGGTGGACAGGATGTCGCGGATGCCGGTCGGCACAGCGTTCGAGTCGGGCTTCTGCGTAGCCGCGATGACGATCACGGCATAGGCGCGGCCCTGCTGCGTGATCAGCCGAAGGAGCCGGTCCAGCTCCTTCTGCTGCTCCTGGCTGGCCGCAGCCATGTAGGACGCCCACTCGTCGATGAACAGGATCGTGAAGCGGACCCGCTCGTCCTGCGCCGCGAGCGCCTCGGAGAACTTGCGGACTCGGTGGTCCTTGACGGTCTGCTTCAGCTCGGGAAGGACCACTTCCCACACGTGCCGCAGGATGGCGAGGAGCTTCTCCGGGTCACCATCGGTGTCGATCATCTGGGCGATCTCTTCGAACGGCGACAGGTCGAAGCCGCCCTTGCCGTCCGCCAGATAGAAGTCGGCGGTCACGTCCAGACTCGCGGAGAGCAGCGGGTTGTTGGCCGCGGCCGACTTGCCGGACCCGGGCTCGCCGCCGTACAGGGCGGTCTTCTCGAACCACTCCACGGCCATGACGTCGCCGCGCTCGGACACGGCCGTTGGCACCGGCTCCCACAGGTTGACCTTCTCCGCGGTGAGCAGCGGCCCCCGTGTGGGCTTGCCGGTGAAGGGCACCTTGAGGGTGACGCGCAGGGTGATCCAGTCCTCCCGCTCCCCCTTGGTCTGCGACACCTGCTGCACGCTGACGCCGAAGCCGTTCGCCAACTGTGCGGTCGCGCCGAGGGCTTTCGAGGCGGGGATGCCGTCGGGCAGCTCCAGCCGGACCTCCCAGGCGGAGCCGTCCGCGGTGAGCGTGCACGGCGACAGCAGCTTGACGACGTCTTCCGCGCCGATGACCTTGGCGCTGCGATAGACGCGGTTGACCATCTCGTCGGTCATCCGGTCACCGTCGCCGATCTTCGCGTCTCGGTCGGTGTACAGCTCCCCTGTGGTGGTGCGACGGCCGATCAGAGCGAACGTCGCTAGGGTCGCGGCGGTGGCAGCCAGGCCGCCAGGGGCGCCGAGCAGCTGCAGCCCGGCCCCCTCAACTCCGGCGATCGGAGCGAGAGCCGCCACACCCCGCACGGCACGCCGCACGCGGGCGTCCCGCTGCGCCGACCGGTACTTGCTCATTGCGGACGCCGAGTCGGCGAACGCGCCTTCCATGTCGCGGCGCCGCTTCTCCTTCTCCTTGCCGGGCATGAGGCGCCGGTCGTGGGCCCACTTCGCCTGCTTGTAGTCCCGCTGCGTCTGCTGCAGCTCGTGCCGCGCGGCCGTCACCTGGGCGCCCTCGGTGCCCTGCACCCACAGCGCGGTGCGGCGCACGCCCCGGCCGATCTGAGAGGCGTGACCATGCTCGGTGGCCTGCCGGCGCAACCACTTACGGAAGCCGCGCACCGTGTTGACGCGGCCCACCTCGGCCCGGCTCTTCCAACCGATGCGGGTCTTCGTCCAGGCGGGGGTGAGGGGGGTGTCGCCCATCAGGTCGACGGACGTCGTCTGCTTCTCGACGGGAGCCTCGCCTGGGGCGTTCAGGTAGCCGCCGACGATGCGCTCCCACTCCGGGTCCGGGGTGCTACTGGGGGTCGTCTCGATGCTCATGACGCGTCCTTCCTCGCGGCGGTCTGCTTGGCGGTGATGGCGGCCTGGCGGCGGGCGGCGGGGGCGTACTTCACGTCACCTTTGGTGCGCCTGCCGCGGCGCGCGGGCGGGTTGTAGACGCGGGGCTTCTTCGCGCCGGGCACTTGCGATGCGACCTGCTGTGTTGATCCGTTCACGGGGCGCTTCTGTCGGGCAGCTTCGACCCTCGCTTCAGCAGCGTTGCGCAGTCGGATAATCTCCGCGGACTCCGACGGGTCGGCGCCCTCGACGTCGCGGTGCGCGCGCTTCCACACGGCCTCGGTGACGGTCGTCTCGCCAAGCGCCGCAGCGAGCCGCAGCGCGTGCTGCCACACCTTCGGAAACTCCTTGGCGCGGGCCTGGGCGAGCTTCTCCGCGGCCTCAGCTGTCGCGCGCTTGGCAGCCTCCTTCTCGGCGGCCAGGCGCTTCTCCTCCGCGGCCTTGCGGACGGTCTCGGCTCGGTCGGCTTTCGCCTGAGCCTTGCGTTGCTTGCGGGTGAGCGAGCCGTCGCGCTTGCGGATCTGGCCATGCTCGTGGAGGTCGTACACGCCGGGGCCGGCGATGGACGCGAACGCGGTGCCGATCGCGGTGGCCGGATCGAAGGCGTGCAGCCCGTGCCACAGGTTGATGGATGCAGCGATGAAGGCCAGCACCCAGGCGATGAGCCGGTAGTGCCAGTGCGGCCGGCGGTCGGCGGCGGCGGCCCGGGCGCCCTTGAGAACAACCCACGCCCCACCTTCGAGCATGAGCGGCGCGGCCATCAGCCAGAGGGCCTTCGGGTTGTAGAACGCGGCGATCTGCACGGGCAGGGCGACGATCGAGCAGACGGCGTAGAACCGCAGCGCGTACTGACGCCACTGCTCCTCGGCGGCAGCGATCTCCTTGGCCTTTGATTCCTCGGCCTGCTCCTGGACCGCAGCCTTCTCCTCGGCTTCCCGGGCGGCACGCTCCTCCTCCTCGCGCTCGCGGTTGAGTTTGGCGATGCGGGCTTCGCGTGCTGCCTGCTCCTCACGGGCGCGGGCCTCGGCCTTGTCGTTGACGATCTTCTGCTTGCGGGCTTCCTCGGCGGCCTTGATGCGCTCGGCCTCCGCACGGCCTTCGGCCTTGATGCGGGCGGCTTCGGCTTCGGCGGCGGCGCGGGTCCGGATCGCCTCCGCCTCGGCCAGCGCGACCGGGTCGAAGCCGCGGTCGTGGCCGTTGAGCCTCTCGATCGACGTGGCGGTCACGGGTATCAGTCCCTTCAGCTGGCGGTGACGCGGGCGCGTCGGTACAGGCGGACGTCTTCGCCCTCGCGGGCGCTGGGCTGGGGGGTAAGGCCGTTGAAGTTGGACCCGCCGGGCCCGGTCGACTGCCAGGCGCGGCCGGGCTTGGGGCCTCGGTTGTCGTCGGTGCGGGCCGAGCCGCCCTCGGTCTCGTTACGCCAGGCCATCAGACGGCCCTCGCCGGGGCGGGCCGGTGCTTCAGCCAGGCGGCGACGGCGGCCAGGGCCAGCACGGGCCCCGGAATCGCGGCGATCACCGAGTCCAGGCCGGTGAACGCCAGGTCGACCGGGGTAGCGGCAGTCGGCCACAGCGCGACGACGATCAGGTAGGCCGCAAGGAGCGACCACAGCAGGACACGACGGAACATGACGACCTCTTTGGTCGGTACGGACGGGGTGGGTGGTGCTGCGCCAGTTCTCCAGGGCCCGCGTGCGAGACGCGGACCGAGGGCATCCGGTCAGCGAATGGCGGCGAGCCCGGCGTGGGCGCCGCAGCCGCAGTGGGTCGGGTTGGTGGGGTTGTGGGTGCCGCAGCGGGCGCACTCCCAGCCGGGCCGGTTCGCGCCCGGATCGACGAAACGGCCCTGGCTGTCGTAGTAGGCGCCGCCGTTCTTCGCGGCCGACACGGTCTTGCGGCGGAACAGGCCCATCAGGGCTCCTCTCGGATGGGGATGGAAGCGCTGGCGCGGTTCCCCTCACCGCCCGTGCGAGACGGGCGGATCGGGCAGCCGGTCAGTCGTCGGATGCGGTGGAGATGTAGGTGTTGCCGCGGTCGTCGGTCACGGTCTCGCCCGGCTTCACCGTGAAGCTGGACTCGACCTCCAGGCCCTGCTCCTGCGGTGTGACGATCTCCCCGTCACGGAAGCCGAAGACGAGCCCGCCCATCAGCGACGGCCCTTACGCAGCTCGGACGCGCGGTCGAGGTTCGCGTCCATCGCCTCGGCGTAGGCCCGGGCCAGGTCCGGGCGGCCGGCCGCCTGCATGCGCTTCTGCATGGCGCGGCACTCGGCGGCGCCCTCCTCGTAGTTCTCCGGCTGCTGCTTCTTCTTGGCCACGGTGGTCCTCTCGGATCGGTGAATGGAGTGGTGGTGCGTGCCCCGGGCCCGAGTCGATCGGGCGCCCTCGCGGCTGAATGCCGGGGCTGGTTGGTCAGCGGCAGCCGTTCTTGGCGTGGTCCTCGCACGCCGGGCACGGCTCGTTGTCCCGCCCGAGGCCCAGCCAGTTGCCGGAGTGCAGCTCGGCGTGCTCCTCGCACTGGGCGCAGCGGTCGGCCATCAGGCGGCCGGGTAGTCGAAGCCGGCGAGCTGGTCGAGGAGGTCGCGGTCGCGGCCGGCGGCGAGCTTGATCTCCGCCATGCGGGCCCGGTTTCCCGAACGGCGGGCTGCGGCGTAGTCGTCGAACAGGTCGCTGATGGACAGGACCGGCAGGTCGGACACCAGCGTCAGGGCGCGGGCGGCGCCGCCGTCGCGGGTGGCGTGGTCGGCGGAGATCAGGTACGGAGACATGGCGGTGGTTCCTCACTGGTCAGGTGGGGCGGAAAGGGATGGGTGGTGCGTCAGAGCAGGTCGTTGGGGGTGACGCCATGCCGTCGGGCGGACTCGGCGAATCCGGCGCGCAGCCCGGCCCGGAAGG